AACTGGGTTGTTCCAACTTAAAAACACTTTTAGAAGATGATAAGATATTAGTCTCAGACTACGATATTATTTCTGAACTTACAACATTTGCACAGCGTCATAATTCCTTCGAAGCAGAAGAAGGATGTAATGATGACCTTGCAATGTGTTTAGTTATTTTCTCCTGGTTAGTTGCACAAGACTACTTCAAAGAAATGACTGATAATGATATTCGTAAAAGATTATATGAAGAACAAAAGAATCAGATAGAACAAGATATGGCACCATTTGGTTTTATTGCCGATGGATTTAATGAGTCTACATTTACTGACAATGAAGGTGAAACTTGGTATGCTGATGAATATGGTGATAGATCTTACATGTGGGATTATATGTAATGGATACTAAAAGCAAAGTTATAGATTTAATACGAATTGTTATTTGTTTTCAGTTAATAATAGTTGGAGCAACTATTGCAGGTTGTTTTTTACCTGGTAAGTCATGTGACTCTGAAGTAAAGCAACACATTGCTAATATGATGACAGTTATAACAACATCAACATTTGCATTATATGCGGCAGAAAAGTAATGGACTTTGATGAAGAGTTTGAATTAGAGCACTTAATCTTTAAACAAAGGAAATGCAAATCTTGCGGTGTGATAAAAGATTTGGTTGATGGATATTATAAAACTAGAAAAGGTAGTGGACCTTCAGCATATTCATATGAATGCAAAGAATGCACGAAAGTAAGAGTTGTAAAGAATAGAAAAAAGAAAAAATCAAAAGATGTCTGGGAATATCCTGATTGGTAGATGTTCACACACTGTTTCCCCGTTGAAAATACCCTTTTTAATAAATAATTTCAGATTAATTTGGATTCGGAGAACGTAAAGATGCCATTAAATTTAGCATCTCCTGGCATTGTTGTTAAGGAAGTTGATCTAACCATTGGAAGGGTTGATCCAACTGCCGAAGGTATTGGTGCTATTGTTGGTCCTTTTGAAAAAGGTCCAGTCAATGAACCAGTTCTTATCAATAGCGAGCAGGAGCTCTTAAACACATTCGGAAGTCCATACGCAACTGATAACCACTACGAAACGTGGTTGGTGGCATCTTCGTATCTTGCATATGGTGGATCTCTTCAGGTCGTAAGATCTGATGATACCGATCTCAAAAACGCATTTGCAGGATCAGGTTCTGCACCTAAGATCAGAAGTTATGAGGATTATGTAAATCTCGGTCATGACGAGAACATTATTCCTGGAGTAACAGTTGCAGCAAAATACCCTGGATCCTGGGGTAATGGAATGAAGGTTGCAATCATTGATGGTTTGGCAGACCAAATCCTCAGTGGTTTTACTGGACTCGATGGACTTGGTGCTGCTGGTGTTGTTGTTGGTATGGGTGTTACCCAATCAATGGTTGGCAGAACTAAGATTGGTGCTGGAACAACCGAAGCACTTGATGGTTACTTAAAAGGAATCATTACCGAAGCATCTGCAACACAGATTTCAGTTAAAGTTGTTGAGCATGTTTCTGCCGCAGGAACTGCAACTGCAGTTGATTATCAACCAGGTGGAACATACGCTTTCACAAAAGATGGCGCACTAGGTGTTCACACTGCTGGTCAAACAGTTGCATTTGCATCAACAACTGGAACAACTCAACAAGATTGGTTTGATAATCAAACTATTGCTGTTAATAGCAATACCACAATTTCTTGGAACACTTTAGCAGACAGACCTGGAACTTCAACTTATGCTGAAGATAAAGGTGCAAGACATGATGAAGTTCACGTTGTTGTGTTTGATGCTGATGGTGATGTAACTGGTAACGCAGGAACTATCCTTGAAAAGCATATTGCACTTTCCAAGGCATCTGATGCTACTTATTCTGCTGGTGCTACTTCTTATTGGAGAAAGTATTCTGCAGAATCTTCAGAGTATATCTTTGCTGGTGGAGCACCTGCAGGTATTACCACTACTGGTTTTACAAGCGGAACATTCACTAAAGCTTCCGATATTGGTTGGGACCAAGCAGCATCTGGAATTCAGTTTGGTGCAACAGGTAATCAACTTCTAACTCTTGCTGGTGGTTTAAACTACGACGGCACTGGAGATCTCACTGCAACTGGAGCACTTGCTGCAAGCACTGGTAATCTTGCTGCTGGTTATGATCTCTTCCTGAACAATGATGATTATGACATCAACTTTGTTCTGATGGGTGGTGCAGGTTACGAAAGAACTGCTGCACAAGCACTTGCAAGTAAGGTAATCAACATTGCTGATACCAGAAAGGATTGCGTTGCATTCGTTTCACCTTGCAGATCAGAACTTCTCACTACATCTGGTAGTGGATATACCGTTAAGAGTGCTGCTGACATCACTCAAAACGTTCTAGATTTCTACGCTCCTATTCCTTCATCTTCATATGGAGTATTGGATAGTGGATACAAATACATGTATGACAGATTTTCGGATACTTTCCGTTATGTCCCATTGAACGGTGACATTGCTGGCATGTGTGCTAGAAATGATGCAACCAACTTCCCATGGTTCTCACCTGCTGGAACTGCAAGAGGTGCTGTTCTCAATGCTGTAAAACTTGCTTATAACCCAAGTCAAGCACAGAGAGATAGACTCTACAGTGCAAGAATCAACCCAGTAATCTTTACACCTGGTGGTGGAATCACACTATTTGGTGATAAGACTGCACTCAACAAATCATCGGCGTTTGATAGAATCAACGTTCGTAGATTGTTCATCTATCTTGAAGAAGCAATCAAGGGTGCGGCAAGAGATGTAATGTTCGAATTTAACGATCCTCTTACAAGAAGTTCTTTCGTTAATGCTGTTGAACCTTTCCTCAGAGATGTTCAAGCAAAGCGTGGTATTCAAGAGTTTAGACTCATCTGTGATGAATCTAACAACACTGCAGCAGTTATTGATTCCAATGAATTCGTTGCAGACATCTTCATTAAACCATCACGCTCCATCAACTTTGTTGGACTGACGTTTGTTGCCACCAGAACTGGTGTCTCATTCGCAGAAGTGGTTGGAAACGTTTAATTCTATTCATTCTCAAGAGGTACTCTTAACGAGGTAATAAAAAATGGCATTCAGAACAATTTCCCAATTTAAAGGACAATTAGCGGGAGGTGGAGTCAGACCTAATCTGTTTGAAGTTGAATTAAACTTTCCAAATGGTGCAGGTCAAACACTTGGTTTCATGAGTAATGAAGCAACTCCTGCCGCTGAAAACGCAACTATTGACAATACTACTAGTATTGCCGAGAAAGTTCCTTTCATGGTAAAAGCAGCAAACTTACCTGCTTCTAATATCACTCCAGTTGAGGTTCCTTTCCGTGGAAGGATCCTCAAGGTTGCTGGTGAAAGAACTTTTGACACCTGGACAGTTACTGTTCTCAATGATGCTGATTTCCAAATCAGAACATCTATGGAACAGTGGATGAACGGTATCAGCAGACTAACAAACGGATCTGGTGAAGTTGATCCAACAATGTATACTGCAGATGCTCTAGTTAAGCAACTTGATAGAAATGGTGATACTTTGAGACTTTACAATTTTGTTGGATTATTCCCAACAAATGTCTCAGAGATCGCACTCTCAATGGACACCACTGATACTATTGAAGAGTTTACCGTTGAATTCCAAGTTCTTTACTGGACTGTTGGTGCTGGTGATAGTGCATCAGATTACCCAGCGGTGAACTGATAAATAGTTAAAATAACTCAGTAAAATTATAAAATGGCAAAACTCTTTGGATTTTCTATTGAGCCTAGTGAATCAAAATCAAAAACAGTATTGTCCCCCGTTCCCCCTAATAATGGGGACGGGGTTGATAATTTTATTGCTAGTGGATTTTATGGGTCGTATGTCGACATTGAAGGTGCATATAGAAACGAGCACGAATTATTAAAAAGATATAGAGAAATGGCAATCCACCCAGAGGTGGATAATGCTGTAGAAGACGTTGTCAATGAAGCAATCGTTAGTGATCTCTACGATTCACCTGTAGAGATTGAACTTTCTAACGTTAGTGCAAGTGATAAACTAAAAGATATTATTAGAAAAGAATTTAGATATATTAAAGAACTATTAGATTTTGATAAAAAATCTCACGAAATTTTTAGAAATTGGTATGTTGATGGACGTCTATATTACCACAAAGTAATTGACATCAAAAAACCAGAACAAGGGATTCAAGAACTGAGATATATTGATCCCTCAAAAATGAAGTTCGTTCGTCAAGAAAAGAAACTAAGAAGAGGTGCAGAAGGTGTTGATCTTTCTAGAACTTCAGAAACAAGTAAGGTTTTATATCCAGAAATAGAAGAATACTTTGTATATTCACCAAAACCAAACTTTCCAATTGGAATGGCATCTGGTGCAAGTGGACAGAA